ATCATCCTTCAACTGTCGCGATTAACGCAACGGCTACCGCCACCGCAGCACAGGTTGCGACTGGCTACATCACTTCCACTTCAGCCGCCGCTACCATTATCACGCTGCCCACGGGTACGTTGCTTGGCGCGGCTCTTGGAGCTACCAAAGGCACTGTGCTGGACCTGTACATTGACAATACTGGCGGTGCAAGCACTGTGACTATTGCTGTGGCTACAAACGGCATTTTGTCTACCGCAGCCGCTGATTCTGCCGCCAGTTTTGGCGACCTGACCGTTGCTTCAGGTGTAACAGGTCTGGCTCGTTTCACTATCATGTTCTCCAGTGCAACGGCCTACGTGTTTACCCGTACTGCCTAATTGATCTAGGGGACTTCGGACCCCGTCTACAAGGAGCCCATCATGGCTTTTACATCTGACGTAAAACAGGCGCACCTTAATGGGAGCGGCTTTTTGGTAACGGGCCGAACCCGTGTCAAGGCCATTTCATATGTGGGCACTGCAACTGCGGGACATGTGTCGTTGTTTGACACCCTCACTGCGCCTGTGACCACGGCTACATACGGTCGATCTGGCACAACCGTGACCGTTACTCAAGCTGCCCACGGACTGACCACAGGAGACGTGATTGGGGTTGATTTTGCTGCGGGTACGGGGGGCACTGCCACAAACGGAAACTACTCTGTGACCGTTCTAACGTCCAGCACTTTCACCGTAACAGACATCAACTCGGGGTCCATTACTGCGGGCGCATCAATGGTGTATTCAACACGTTGGTTGTTGACTTACGATGTGTCAGCCACTGACATTTTTAACAATGCCCCACTAATTCCAGAAGACGGCGTAGTGGCCCGAGTTGGGGTGTATGCGCAGATGTCAAACATTTTGGCAGTAAACATTTATTACGGATAAGGAGTCCATCATGGGACGTGCAGCAAAAATGGCAGATGATCAGTACCAAGGCGAATGCCAGCCCGGTGCGCAGAAGCAAGACATGAGCAAGGGCGGGCCAAAACAAACGCCTAGGAAGCCCGGAAAAGGGCCTACAAGCTCGGTTTCCCCCCGTGGCGTAGGGCAGGCGCGTAACAAGCCCTGCAAGATGTACTAGGAGTTAGCTATGAAACCCGGTTTATATGCCAACATCAACGCAAAGAAGGCCCGGATAAAAGCGGGCTCTGGCGAAAAGATGAGGAAACCCGGGAGCAAGGGCGCTCCTACTGCCGCCGCTTTCAAGCAATCCCTAAAGACGGCAAAGAAACCCAAGAAATGAAAACCGCTGCATGGACGCGCAAAGAAGGCAAGAACCCCAAGGGGGGTTTGAACGCCAAAGGAAGAGCCTCCGCCAAAAAGGAAGGGATGAATTTAAAACCTCCCCAGCCGGAAGGCGGAAGCAGGCGCGACTCTTTTTGTGCAAGGATGACTGGCATGAAGAAGAAACTTACCAGCGAGAAAACCGCGAAAGACCCAAATTCCCGTATCAATAAAAGCCTCAAGGCGTGGAAATGTTAGGAAAAAATCATGGCACAAACCCAGCAAGAACTTGACATCATTGCCGAGCGCAAACGCGGCGAAGAGGAAGGGGCCAAGCCCGAAGGCCGAGCCAGTCTGGACATTAAATCGGCCCCGGTAAAGAGGCTCCAACCCGGTCAGCAGCCAATGGTTACTATGGATATGGTCAAAGCCAAAGGATTTGATAACCTGCGCGACTATTTGAACGACCAGAAAGGTTTGAAACGTCGCGTTGATAAGACCGCCGAAAAGTCATACGAGAACAAGGCGAAGTTTGACCCAGCCGCCTATAGCTCACATCCTTTAGAAACTTCCATGAGAAGAACGGAATATCGACAAAAGGCAGCGGACTTAGGCAAGAAGTATGCTAAGGGCGGGTCGGTCAAGCTTTCCGAAGCAGCAAGGCGTGGGGACGGGATAGCCATACGGGGCAGAACAAAAGGAAGGCTGTGCTAAATGGACTTGAACTCAGCATGGTCGCTTGCCCTGACCTTCATAACTGGCGCACTTGGTTTTTTGCTCAAAGACAAGTTTGAGGAACTCAAGCGGTTGGACATACTGCTCAACAAAACCCGAGAGGAAATCGCACGTGATTACACTACTCAAGCAGAAGTGCAGCGCATTACTGACCACATTGACCGACAATTTAACAAGCTTGAAGCAAAAATTGACCAGCTTATTCAAACGAGGCAATGATGCCGAGCAAAAGTAAGATTTCTAGCAACGCCAGCAAAGGCAAAACTTTTAAAAGGTGATGATATGGCCTCTAAAATGATGGATAAGAAAAAAGAAGGCATGCACAAGATGCCTGATGGCAAGATGATGAAAGATTCAGCCATGAAGAAGATGGCTTCGGGCGGCATGCCTATGACCATGAAAGACGGACAAAAGGTTCCAGCTTTTGCCGCAGATGGCAAAGGCAAAATGAAACACGGCGGTAGCGTCAAGAAAATGATGGGCGGAGGCATGCCTTACGCCAAAGGTGGAACTGCTGCAAAAAGTAAGCCCAAGATGCTCAACAAAGGCGGCAAAGCCTGCTAAGGAGAAGATTATGAAAGCAACAATGACGGCCAAGATGATGAAGTTTGAGAAATCGGCCAAGGACACGGAAAAACGCATGAAAAAAGGCTCCAAAAAGGACATGGCAGCGGACAACAATGCTATGCCCGGGTACAAAAACGGCGGCGCAATCCGTGGGGAAGGAATTGCAAAGCGCGGCTTTTCTGAAGGCGGAAAAGTGCAGCGGGTGCAAGTAAAAGGCGTGGGGGCATCCCGCGCTCGGACCGCGAAAATCTGCTAAAGCATGACCACCTCCGGCGTAGCCAATTTTGACCTGCAATTTGATGACCTGATAGCCGAAGCGTACGAGCGCTGCGGCCTAGAGGTCAGGGCAGGCTACGACATGAAGACCGCGCTGCGGTCTTTGAACCTGATCTTTGCGGAATGGGCAAACCGGGGGCTGAATCTTTGGACAATTGAGCAGAGAACGCAGGTTCTTACGGCGGGGCTGAACAACTACAACCTCCCTGATGACACCGTAAACGCTTTGTCGGCGGTAATCCGCACAGGGAGTGGTTCTACTCAGCAAGACATCACGATTGATCGCATCAGCCGCGCCGAGTACCTGCACATTCCCAACAAAAACACAGAATCTCGCCCTGCCCAATATTACATACAGCGTTCCGTTCCAACTACCCTGTATTTGTACCCTGCCCCGGACAGCACGACCACCTACACGTTTGTTTATTACGCTGTACGCCGAATTGACAACGCAGGAACGTACATAAACACCGCTGATATTGTCTTTCGTTTCCTCCCCGCGCTTGTGGCGGCGCTGGCCTACTACTTGGCGCTGAAAAAAGCCCCAGAACGGGTGCAAATGCTGAAGCTGTACTACGAAGAAGAGTTTGCCCGCGCGGCCATGGAAGACCGCGACACCGCCAGTGTCTTCCTTATCCCCACTTTTACGAGTGCATAAGCATGGCCGGTTTTGCTTCTGGCCGGTATGCAATTGCCCTGTGTGACCAGTGCGGCCAGCGGTTCAAGCTATTGCAATTGATCAGGGACTGGAAGGGGTTCAAGGTATGCACCGAATGCTACGAGCCCAAGCATCCGCAATTGGAGCCCAAACGGACAATCATGGAGCCTCAAGCTCTGTACCAGCCTCGCCCAGAGTCAAAATTGCTTGTTACAATCTTTGTGGGGTTCACCGCTGATACCACCATAGCAAGCATAGGCATGTTGCCAATGCCTCCTGCAAGGCCATTGCAGGCCACAGGGCTTATGGGGCAAGTTAGGACACTGATAACATGACCTACGCAGAACTTTGTGCAGCTATTACTGAGTACACCCAAAATACGTTCACGGCAACGGAGCTTTCCATATTCACAAAGCAGGCGGAGCAGCGTATCTACAATACGGTGCAGCTTGCCAATTTACGCCGCAATCAAACGGGAACCATCACTTCAGGCAACAAGTATTTGTCGGCCCCTGATGACTATTTGTCCACCTACTCTCTCGCGGTATATACCTATGCTTCCCCCACGGCCACAGGCATTTCTGCGGCATTCACTATCATAGTGAGCAGTGCAACGGACATAGCTGTTGGTCAATTGGTGACTGGTTCAGGCATTGGCACAGGTGCGGAAGTAACGGTCATCAACGGCACGACCATTACGTTGTCGGTTGCAAATAGCAGCACTGTATCGGGGACAATAGTATTTCAAGGGGACTATTTGTACTTGTTGGACAAAGATGTCAACTTTATTCGTGAGGTATATCCTAATCCCAACAGCACTGCCGAGCCCAAGTACTACGCTATTTTTGGTCCTCAATCAGCGTACGTAAACGAGTTGTCTTTTATTTTGGGACCAACTCCGGACAAGACATACAAGGCAGAGTTGCATTACTACTACTACCCCGAGTCAATTGTTACGGCAGGCACTTCGTGGCTGGGTGAGAACTTTGATTCCGTGCTGTTCTATGGGTCTTTGGTAGAGGCCTACACGTACATGAAGGGTGAACAGGACCTGATGGTGCTTTATGACGCTAAGTACAAGGAAGCGCTCATGCTCCTGAAGAACTTGGGTGATGGCAAGCAGCGTATGGATACCTATCGTGATGGTCAAGTCAAGAATAAGGTGATGTAACCATGATCACCGCAGGACTTACCTCCAGTTTCAAGTACCAGCTACTGCTGGGAGTCCACGATTTTTCCGTGGACACAATAAAGATCGCCTTGTACACGTCCAGCGCTTCTTTAGATGCAAATACCACTGTCTACACAACTTCCAATGAGACTTCTGGAACAGGCTACACGGCAGGTGGGGTTACAGCGACCAATGTGACCGTCACTTTAAGCAATGGGGTGGCGTTTGTTGATTTTGATGATCCAACATGGGCGGGCGCTACCTTTACAACGCAAGGAGCGCTCATTTACAATGCATCAAAGGCTAATAAATCGGTTGGCGTGATGAATTTTGGGCTGATTCAGTCCATGACAAACCAAGGATTTCAGATTTTAATGCCTGCCGCATCTTCGGATAGCGCCCTAATTCGCATTCAATGAGGACTGACCATGATTGTTACTACGACCAAAGGTGAGATGGATACCTCCCTGCTGGAGCATTGTTCCGGCACGGTTGACAACGACAATGAAGCGACTACGTGGACAGAGTATTGGCTGGATGGTGAGTTGGTTCACCGGTCTGTGCATGTAACGCTGAAGAAAATGCCCAGATCTTTCT